CACCACACAAGATTTTGGGTACACTCGGGGCCGGTTCTTCAAGATGTACGCCAGGAGGGTGGATGCCAGCAGCAAGACTTACCTGCAAGCTGATCTGTTCGACAAGAATAACGACAGCTTTGCTTGGCTGAATGTCTCTAACAGGGACCTCCCCGCAAATTCATGGGTCTGGGTCGGCTTGGAGGTAAACTTTGACAAGCGCGCAGCCACTCTGTGGTCGTATGGTCAAACAGGGTGGGTAGGCTCCGCAACTAGAGAGAATCTTGATCTCACTAAACTGGATCCGGACCCTATTTGTCCACTGATGATTGGAGGGATCTCTTCTACCCCGATAGCGTACGATGAAGTGGTGGTGTATCACCCGGTACCACAAGATATCGACGTGAGTGTGGTGGCTCTGGCAGGAGCAGAAGCGCCCGGGGCTAGTACGCCTACCCCAGTCACCATCGTGCGGCCAGAGATTGATGCTAAAGAGCCCGGCACAGCTGACAGCCATGATGAATCCGCCGGAATCGGCCGGATCGCTCCCAGTGAGAACATGAAGATTCCTGGAGAAATCGTTACTCGGTGGGTTCCTCTTTCACCTAAAGTTCGTCAGATTAACGGCGGACTAGTCGTGACTAACGGGAAAGATGTGGAGGTGTCTTATCGCACCACACATAATGTGGCGCAGTACTTTGCGAATTTGCCTTGGTTGCAGCAGGTGGATGAAAAAGGCCGCTTGGTAGTGTCTGGGGTGCCCCAGTGGGACAAATACATCCAGTTCAAAATCAAGTTTCTCAAAGGCTCTGCTTACCTCGATGGGATCTACGTCACATCTACTCACAACAACAATAACTTCACAGAAAATGATCTACCCAGATCTAGAGCAGTTCCGGGGTTTTCCCAAAGCCCTGTGATTGTGGATACAACATCTGGCGGGGTGATCTTGGATGAGGAGCTTATCGGGTGTGTGACGGTGGACACTGATGAGATGGAATCCACGCTAGAGTTCGATCTTCCTCTGTACCATGAAAAGTCGGGAGAGATCCAGATAGAGCGCCCGGTGCACTTCCGTGAACGCGAGTATGTGGTGAGAGGGATTACTACTCAAGACTCAGCCTTTGAACCTAAGCTGAAGGTGTATTGTGAGCGGCTTTGGTACGATTTGCTTTATGCTGGCCAGATAAACACCCGCTCTTGGAACGTCTCCCCAGAAGAGTGCGCCCTCATCATGCTGGCAGGAACTGATTGGGGCTGCGGAAGAATAGAGAATCCAGAATCAGGACCGCACCACTGGACCCTAACAGAGCCCACTACGGTACTCGGGGGGCTTAAGGCTCTCGCTAAACAGTATCATTTGGAGTTGTCTCTGGATGACAAACACAAGATGGTGCATCTTCTCAAGAGGGCTGGCAGGGATTCTGGGGTGACCGCAATGTACCACAAAGATGTCGCTACCGTACGCCGAAGGATTGACACCACCAGCTTGATTACCCGGATCTATGGAGTGGACGAGCTTGGTGGGGATATCAGCCCTGTCAATAACGGAGTGCCCTATCTAGAGGATACTACCTGGACAACCGCCAAAAGGCAAGCCGTGTACAACTTCTCGGGAGTGCAGTCCCCATCTGCTATGAAGAACTTCTTGCAGACTTACCTGAATGCTCGATCTAAGCCCTACATTAGCTATGAATTTGACCTGGTTGCCCTTCAGGAGCGTGTCTCACCGGAAGAAACTTTTGAGGTATTTGACCAGATCAGCATCTTGGATGAGAACTTACGACAGATAGTGAGAACTCAGGTAGTTGAAATGCGGATGGATTGGTGTTCTCCGGATGCTAGCAAAGTCGTGCTGAGTAATAAGCTCCGCACTCTAGGAACAACTATATAGGAGGCTTATATGGCGCTATTTGGCATAGATGTGTCAGAACACAACTCATCGATTGCCCATGCTTCTACAGATTTTGTCATTGCACGAGCAACTTGGGGGTCCAAGTCCGGTGGGTTTGTTGATCGTCGCTGGTCAACCAACAAAAGGGATGCGTTAGCAGCCGGCAAGCTGTTCGGAGCTTACCATTTCATGACAGTGCATGACATCAGCAACCAAGTAGACCTCTTCTTGGAGACCGTCAAAGATCTCATCGGTAAAGCTGTGCTCTGCTTGGACTACGAAGATCTCGGCGGAAAAGAACGCGCCCCTCAGGTGCATGGCCCTGCCGGAGCTCGGCGCTGGCTCGACATGGTGTACGCTCGTGCAGGAGTGCGACCAGTCATCTACTGCAATGCTAGCACAGCCACCACACTCCGTACGGTAGCCTTGGGCGGGTATCCTCTGTGGGTAGCAGATTGGCGCTCCAACCCACGTACTGGGCACGCTACCCCGCCAGCGCCTCGTACTGGGGCCTGGTCCAGCGCCATCCTGCACCAGTACAGTGCTAGGGGAAGAATTCCAGGCTATTCTGGGGATTTCCTCGACATGAACATATTCCACGGTGATGCCTCAACGTGGCAGGGGCTCGCTCGTGGATCTAACTCTTCTGCCACGGAAAGTGAGGATGACGTGGTCACTCCAGCAGATATCGACGCAATTGCCTCCGCAGTGTGGGCAGCCACCTTTGGATCTAGGGGCAGCGCCGGAACACTCCTGAATAAGGCGGCCTATCAGAGTAGCGACTTCTTCAAGCAGATCGCAGATTATGCAGGAAATGAGGCCGCCACTAGGGTATGGTCCGCTACTTTCGGAGATCAGGGGGAAACTGCTGGATCCCGACTGGCTACCGCGGCTATCCGCGCGGATTTTGGGGCTACCTGTGCCTACAACGCCCAGCAGAATACCGCACCCATCAGGCGGCCTAATGACCCCAGAGCAGACGCCGAGGGATACAAGTCTGTGCGTCAGGAGCTGGCAGACTGCTACACGGAAGTGCTGGCTCTCAAAGAAGCTGTCAATAAGATCCTGGAGAAGCTGGCCTAATAGTGACCCCCCATGTAGGTATAGAGATTGTTGCAGCAATCTCCCCGATCTTGGTAGCCATCATCACTGTTATGGGCAGTGTGGTGGTTACCAAGATTGAGCGTCTCCAAAAGGACATCCGCACTAATCGAGGCAGTGCTAACATAGGGGATGCTGTGGACCTTATTCGAGATCGTGTTGATACACTCAACTCCAATCAGCTGGAGTTAATGAAAGATGTTCGAATAATGAAGAATCGGGATACCCACATTCTTAGCCGACTCGACACCCTAGAGGAAAGAATAGGAGAACTCTAACATGCCTGTTACTGCCATTGCTACCCCGGCAGCCGTGGTTGCTATCATCACAGTTGCTAAGGATCTTGGCCTGCCGGCCAAGATCAGCCCATTGCTGGCCGTCACAGCTGGCATCCTGCTGAACCTGCTGGACAGCGCGGTGAGTGGTGTGCTTACCCAACACACTGTCCTGGCAGGTATCAGTCAGGGCCTGATTCTTGGTCTCACTGCTTGTGGCGTCTACGACATCGCCAAGACAGTGACTAGCAAGGCTCAGGCCCCCAAGCACTCTGAGGAGTAACCCACAGCCTTAACACTGCCTCCTAGTCAATTCAAGCTGGGAGGCAGTGCTATTTCGTCAGCCCGGCGCAAGCACACCACACACCCGGTAGGGGTATGGCTGGGCTCACTCGGGTACAGCAGGTCCTCCCGATAGGGGAACCTTTCTGCTACTTCTTTGCTTACGATGTACAGATCCTCCCCGAACTCCGGAGGCAGAAACCCCATCAGAATCCCTGTCAGGTTTTGTTGAATGAGCACTTCACCGTCTGCTAGAGCGCTGCACTTAATTGTCTTGGTTCTGGGGCGAATCTCCGGCCAGTTCTGTGCCAGCAGGGGCTCTACCCGAGCTACGCCCCCGTGGGACAACCGAACCAGCAGAGTTTCCTTTGTCAGGTTTATCAGTTTCATTGCTGGTCACCACACGCTTTCAGACTCGGGGTGTGCAGTGACTTCTTCTGGCGCCTGATACAGGCAAGTAGACCAAGAATTACCATCCTCATCTGTATGAAAAGGTTCCTCAGGGTAGTACAAGTCAGCACGATATGGAAAGCGCTCAGCCACTCCTCTTTCTACGATTAGGGCTACCTCGCTTACTTGTGCCGGAAGATAGCCTCTCAGAGCCCCCTCCTGCTGCTGGCGTGCGAACAGTTCTCCTTGAGGGGTGTCTAGGCGCCAGGTGGTCGTTCTGGGGGCTACGTGAGGCCACTCCGAGGTCAACATCGGGGAGAATTCCACCACACTCCCGTGAACCGTCCGAAGGCGCACGGGATTTTCGGTCAGGTTCAGTATCTTCATCCCTACTCCTTACAGTAGATTTGCCTACTCCTCGTAGGACTTTGCTTCGTTGGTTAAATCGCTCGTATTGAGCAATAAGGTCTCCGGTGGGCGGAGGTGATTTAGGGCTGTCAGAAGAGCCACCACTCGGGGGATCATTAGGGTCATCGGGGTCAGGCAGATTAGGATCATCCCGGAGGATCACCAGCGAATCTTTATCCACAAGGTATTCGTTGGCACCTCGTTTAGTTTGCACGCCCAGATTAAGAATCGGGGAGTACTTATCCTTAGAAGGGGTCAACCACACCACATAATCAGCCCAAGCGTGCAATGCAGTCGACCCCAAGACTTTTTCCTGGATTGTTTCCCCGGACTCGAAGTTACGCTTGCGGGTGTGGTGGATGAACACCACACTGCACCCGGTAGTCTTGGCCACTATCTTGACCTGCTTCAAGATGTTGTACATCTCTGAAGAATCATTGATAGAGGCCTTGCCGATAGCCATGCTGAGGGTATCAATCACACACAACCGCAAATCGTGTGTTTCAATGATTTCTTGCAGAGCAATTATTCCCTCCGGTCGGCTCAAGTCAAGAGCATCAAATCCCAGCTGAAGTGGGATCCTTTCCGGTGGATACCACATCAGGTTTTCATCGATGTAGCCATTCCAGTGAAAATACCGGCGATCCTCATCCCTATTCAGCAGCTCCCCAAGCCGGTCAATAGTCAGATCGGGGCCATCCTCCAGTGAAAGAAACCCAACAGGCATCTTGCCACTAACAGGAACCCCCAACGGTGTCACTCCAGTAGCCAACCCCAAAGCAACCTCCAGGGCAGTACGGGTCTTACCGATTTTGGGCGGCGCAATCCACAACCCGCAGCCAGCCTCGGGGATGACATCAGGCACCAACCACCGAGTAGGAGAGGCCTGAGTAGCCACCACATCCACCCGCTGGGTGGTCAGGCGGGGTAGCTCCTGCACAACCTCCCCCAAAGCATGCGTCGCCAATGAGGCAGCACACGCTTGCTCTCGGTAAGCTTTGGCAACATCTTCTCGGAGAAGCTCGTCTCGATCCTGCCACTTATTCCACTTGGAGGCCCGCAGAGCCTTACACGCCAGCGTCTCACCGATGCCCCGCTCAGCAGCCTCTCGAGCAAACTTCCAGAGCTGCTTGGAGCGGTCTCCTTCGGGCTCATCCCGAGCCATGAGTGCAGCCGTGGCCGGCTTGAAGCCACACTCTCGATAGATCTTATTGAGCAGCTTACTACGACTGACAGGCTCTGTACAGGTCCTGAGTATCCGCCCTCTGTAGGGCTTGTGCTTATGG